GCTTTATTACTACTATCTCGTCTTATGCCCGCTGCAGTAGCGCCAGACTTTCTATCTCCTGCACCTGCTATAGGTGTAAATGCTTTTGGTGCTGCACCTGGTTCAACTGTGCTTACTTTACGAGTTTTACCCATTGCTGGTGCTTGTTGCATACCAGGATCACCTGCTGTTGGTGTTACTTGACTTGCTGGAGTAGGCTTTTTCGCTGCCGCTGCTTTCATTGCTGCGCGAGTCTCTGGACCCATGATGCCGTCTGCAGTTACACCTAATCTCTTTTGTAGTGCTACTGTCTTATCAAAGTCTTTGGTATTTGCTGCAGTTGCTTTTACTTTTGCTCTAGGAGCAGGTGCTGCTGGTTTAGGTGCTTTAACTACACTTGCTGCTGCTTTAGTTGCAGCCATTGCTTGTGGATCTATTGGGTTTGCTCTAACTGGTCCCGCTGCTGGAACTGCTGGATTAATTTTCGGTGCTGCTAATGGCTTTCGCGCATCATCAGGTCTACCTGTAAATGCTGCTGGTTGTGCTGCTTTTGGTTTAGGTGCTGCTGGTGCGGGCTTTGGTTGTGCCGCTGCTATATTTTTTGCACTTTGATTAGGATCTGCTACACCTTGTCTACCTGGTGTTTTAATTGCTTTAATCATATCCCCAACGCTATTATATGCAGCAGGACCAGCAGGCTTTGGCTTAGGTGTTGTGCCTTGTCTAGTACCAGGACCGTCTTTTCTGCCCTGTGGTGGTGCTTCATTAAGAATATTGTTCAGTGCGCCAATTGCTTTGTACAGATCCTTCATTAGTCGTCCTTGTTAGCAAACTCATATTTGCGTGTTTCAAGACTTTTTAGCATGTTCTCATTATACTCATCACCAAAATTATCTTTAGCATTGTTTGCATCTTCATAATCACTGTCTAACTTTGCAGTATACTCTTCGCCTTCTTCGGTAATTGCTTCTTCACGAGCCATTTCCTCAGGATGATCACTGTTAATAACTACTAAATGACTTGCAGGTACACCAACTGTTTGACTAATATATTCATATAGTTGATGTGCAGTTACAGGATACTTTAGTTCTGCATCCATAATAAACACTTCTGCATTGTTTAGTGTTTGAAAATCCATGGGATGTTCTTGTATAGGAGTTTTCTTTGGCTTGCTGATACTTGCAACTTCGTATTTTTCAAGTGCAGATTCCAGTGCGTTCATTGTTTCGTCATCGCATTTTTCAGCCATTTTAATACGAAACTTGTATGTTTGTTCGCTTTCAACGAGATAACTCTTTAAACTTTTCATTACAGTGTTCCTTATATACTAGTGTATTTATTACTTTTGTTCAGAGTTCCTGCCTAGTATTTCCATTAGAAGTTGGTTACGATCAACTGCTTGTCCTTCACCATCTTCAACTTCTTCACCATTGGCTTTTGCTTCTTTAGCAAGTCTAGCATCTAATGTTGCTTTTTTTAGTTGTAAATCAACCATGCGTAATTTTTTGTTGATCTTTGCATTTTTTGCACTTAATGCTGTGTCCAGCATACGAGCAGCATTGCTGAAAATTTCACCACTGAAACGTGCTTCTACATTCATGCCAAGATCCATTAGGTCTTTGAATGTATCCTGTGCTAATACAGCAATGTCGTCCATTTCTTTATCGCTGGTACCAAGTTCGCTTACACTGGGCAATGCAGCATCAATCTTATCTACATTAGTAAGTGCTGTTTGTATTTGTGGCAAGTCCTTGGCAGTCACATGTTCTACAACTGTGCTATTTTCTTCTGCTGTGATATCTACTTCGTTTGTAGGTGCCACATCAAATAATTCTTCTAATTTTTTGGTCATACTAATAGTTATCCCTAGCGTTTGCCGTTGTGGAAAATATCATCTTCTGTTACAACTCTAAAGCGCAAGCCTTTGTGTTTTGCCCACTTTGCTGCCGCTTCCCACTTTGCGTGATTAATAGCAATTGAAAGTTTTTCTTTTTCACGGGTCTTTTCAGTAAGCATGGTCTGTGCTTTGGGCTTTATTTCAATAAGTTCTGCATGTTTATTACCACGTTTGTCTTGATACATTACAACAAAGTCAGGCACATATACAGTGCCTTTGCCTGTAAGTGGATTACGATAGGGTATTTGTATTGCTTCACTTGCCCAACTTATTACACTTGGATTATTGTCACAAAAACGCATAAATGCATGTTCCCATCCACTGCGGTAGCGAGGCTCTTTGTTGCCACTATACTTTTCTGGATTTGTAATTGTGTATATGCCATTGGCATATTTGTTGCGACTGAACATTACAAACTCACTTGGCGTGCTGTATTCTCGTTTGGAGTAATGCTTGTTTCATATCCTAGTAAACTTCTACCACTGCGGCTAAGGTTTAGAAATGTAGGTATAGCACTCTTTAAGTCAGAAGTTGTTTCAAATTGTCTAATAACATCCAAAATAAACAAGTCTAATTCATTTGCTGCTTGTATAGTTGCTGCAGTGAGTGCTGCTGCCGCTGCTTCATTATTAGTACGAGCAACAAAAAATGCTTTTGCTGCCTCATACTCTTGATCCGTCATTTTGATAGGAGCAGTGAAATAGTTTACAAAGTAATCTTGAACACGCTGGTCAAAATTATCTGCAGGATTTACTGTTGGTAAATTGGTTTCTTGTGCCATTATAGATTGCCTAGCCTTATCTTTTCATTATAAAAGTCTCGTAACTCTTTAGTAAGATTTGGATCTTGTAAACGTTTTTTTGCTATGTCCAGGGACTTTTGTCTTGTTCCTGCACTATTAGTTGAACTTATGTATTCTGTGGTACTACTAATTTTATTAGGTGCACCAACTGTACCAGTTGTATTTGGAATAGTATGTGCATAGCCTGTGTTATATCCCTCTGAGCTAGACACAGTATTAACGAATTGTGGATTTCCAATGCTCTGGCCCTGACTGCTTATAGCATCAGTTGTTCCATCGTTTGTTTGATTATTGACTACTATATTTGTAATGTCAGTTACGTTAAGATCACTTACTGATGATTTACCAATAAACGGTACTAATATATTACTTGTGGGCTTTTGTCCAGTTAATATGTTACTTGCAACTTTACCCAATGCTGTATTAATCACACTCCCAAAACTTAGATTTGACAAATTATCAAACAGTATACCTTGGCTTCCTATAGTGCCTAAATTACTACTAAACAAATCTGAAGGCGCTTGTCCATTGGTGTTAACAAGTTGCCCGTCCACAAACACTTGTCCTCTTTGAGGACCATTACTTAAATCACTAGTTTCAACGTCATAGTGTATTTCACCAAAGCCAGTTGGACTTATGTCATTAACAAATCCAGTTGCATATTTTACAGTTTCATACTGCAATTGCATACTATGCTGCATCAATCCTGCGCTTGCGTATGCATGATTGTCATGATTAAAACTTGTAATAATAGGATTTATTAATGTATACTCAGCAAACTTGTGATTGTGCATACTGTAAATTTTAATGTTTTTAAAGAAACGTTTATTACCGCGTTGCATGCCCCACTGTGACTGTGTTCTGTTTGCGTATCTATCCTGGGTATTGTAACTGTTACTATCTAAACTGTAAGTTGGATCTGCGCTGTAGAATGAATAATACTTGTGCCATAAGTTACGAATAAGTTCTTTTACATCATCATGGAATGTTGCTGTCACAGGATTGTAACTAATCTTATGATGTGTTTGTACTTGTCTATTATACTGATTGTGTGTTTGTACGTCAATAGTATATGTGGGCAAATCTATACTTTTTACAAGAATAGGCATCTCAAGTTTTTCAACTGTGTTAAACAAACTCTGTGCTTCCGCAGTAAATTCAAATACCACATGAAAGAGATGCCCATGTCTAGGCTGTAACTCGAAGTTATTGTCAACAAAAGTGCGCGACGCATGTTTGTAGTCGCGCATTGTTTCGCCTCGGGTTAGGCCTGATAGTAGTGGGTTTACACTAGCCATTTGGAATAACTCCTATTAGCCAGTAATAGTTTGACCTAGTGTTCTCGCTACACTTGCACCAACACCGTCACCCAGTGGTGATTGTACAGCATTGTCAAATCTAATACTCATTGCAACTGTTGCAGGTTCTTGACTTGCGTAGTTAAGATCACCATAGTTGATATTCTGAATAAAGCAGCCGTATAATTCCCAGGTCTCAAGTACACTTGGTGCGTTTGCGCCGTTACCACCGTCTAGTATTTCAAAACGTGTGATAAATTTGTAATCAATACCTGAACTTGCACTACTTTGCTCCATCATATCAAACTGTTTCTGAATCTGCTCTCCACACAATTTAGTTACTGCACCATTTACATCGTCACGTAGGTTTACTGTAATCAAATCCCATTGGTGCTTGCCAATCAAGTATACTCTACTGTTATAAACAGGAACTTCAAACTCTTCAAATGTTACACTAGGGCGTGTAATATCCATAACCTGTTTGGTAAGCTCTGTACGAGGACTGCTAACACCAAAGTTCTCAAATTGCGCACGGAAGCGGTATTTAAGTTTTGGCATAAGCAAGCCTTGGCTTGCTGCGCTCTGATCACCGTCTAACGGCACTGTAAATTTTGTTAATGATGAAACTGACATTTCGTTTCGCTCCTATAATTATTATAAAAGTATTTATCTAATTTCAGTCATAAAAAAAAGGGGGGCATTTCCGCCCCCCAATTCTATTTTTTTTATTAAACTGTGCTTGCTGCCGCTACGTTTCCGCTTGCAATCTCACCTGTGTTCTTAAGTCTAATTGGAATAAAGATAAATTCCGCAGCCTTTGTAGGTTCAATAGCAACATCAACGTATAGTTCGTTACGATCAATTCTTCCTGGTGTGTTGTTTGTATCATCACAAACCACCAAGTAGTCAAATACACCACGCTTTGCAACCAAATCATTTAGAGTTTGTTCGACCTGTTGTTTGATCTCATCTCTTGTAATCTTATCATTTGGTTCAAATACAAATCCTGTTGCAATTGTTTGTAGTTGACGTCTTAGATAACCTGTCAAACGTGCTACGTTAATGCGATCTAGGGCACTTGTGCTTGCTGCGCGAGTCTTGTTACCGTAGTTAAGAATTCCACTACCGTTAAAGAATGCAATTGGATTAACTCTGTTTGTGTACAGTGTATCTCTTACGCTTTCACGAATGTTATCGTTAATAAACGCACCTGTTACACTATTGACATATCCAATACTTGCAACGTTGTCTACTAGTCCGCGGCGTGTACCTGCTGGTGCAAACCATGGGAAACTAATATCATCACTTCTTGCAATTGTGCGCAACATCATATGACTTGCTGGGACAACAACTGAGTTGCCACTAAGATCATTTGTTGTTGCACTTGGGTAGAATACACTCAAGTAAGCATCACTTGTTACTAGTCCATCTTCACCGTTATCACTTGCTGCCGCTGAGTTTGTCGCCCAATTCTCAATAGTAGTGCTTGTTGCTGCTAGTCTCATTGGTGCATCACCAATTACAAATGCTGTCTGGCGTCTGTCATTGTTTAGGCTTACCATGTTGCTGATTAGCTCTGGATAACCCGGTGCTGCAATAGTGTTAAAGATTCTTGCATCTTCACGAAGCTCTGTGCTTGCATCAAGTGCAGATTTCATTGCATTAGTAACAATAGTGCGTACTGCTTTGCGTCCAAATGTAGAACCACTCTGTGTTACCCATGCATCCTTTTCTGTAGGAAGCGTTGGATATGTACTTGTGTCACTAAAGTTAGTGCGTGAGAAGTAATCACTTCTAAACTGCTTTACACCATATGTACTACGGCGTGTGTTAAACAGTAGCATACCGCGTGGGTAAACAGTTGGATCTGGACGATCAATATCCAAATAGTCACTTGTTAGCAGTGTTACAGTTGTTGGGATAGTACCAGTTACAACGTCTGTTGTTCCGTCACCCATAAAACGTGCATCACCAAAGATGATTCCGTTTTCAGTAGTATTATCTGTTTTATCAATTAACACCCATTTTGCTTCACTGTCTACAGTTTCACGTCTGTACAATGCTGGATAGTTTTCCAAATCACTTGTGTCAATCCACAAGTCACCATTTACTAGTACAGTCTCATCACTCTGTGTTGTTGGTTCTGTAGTGCTAAAAATTACACCATCTGGACTTGTATTTCCTAGTGCAAATCCACGAGTATCAGTTATGTTTTGATAGCCCTGCCATGTTGTTCCATTGTGAATCATAATGTCTGCTTCAAATCCACCTGCATACCAATATGTAAGGTCTGATGGGTTTGCACCTGGTGCACTTTTTGCTGCAGTATATGTGTCTGCAATCCAGTTACTAAGGATAAGATCACTGCTATTACCTGCACGAACCTGCTTAGTAGTAATTGCTGTGCTAATACCTGCATCTGCTAGTGGAGTACCAGTTGTGTCTTTGAGTACAATCACACCACCTAGTGCATGTGCAATTTGCAAATAGCCGCCACTAGTAACACTTGCACTTACATTAGCAACGTTTGCACCGTTGATGTCACTTGCAATGTCTGCAATACCTGTGCCACTTACTACAACTGTTACTGCTGTTGTAAGTGTTGTACTGTTTGCTGCACTTGCACTTATTGTAAATTCGTTACTTGCAGTAAGTGGTGCTGTCGCATTTACTGTGCCTGTAACTTGTAGTGCACCTGCGCTGTAACGTTTGAACAATTTGTAAGTCACTGTATCATTCTCAGTTACATCATACTGTACATAGAAACTGCCTGCTGTAATAGCACTGCCACCGCCTGTGTCCATGTTCTTAAGTGCAGTCTGATCGTTTGTATATGCTGATGCAGTACTACCAATAAATGAGCCTGTCGCAGTATCATAGGTACTTACATCTGCTAGGAAACCACTGTTACTTGCTGTTGTCTTAACCCATACACTACCTGCTGGACGAGGTGTTGTGTCTGTTGACTTCCATGCTGGTACTGTGTAATGTGGATCCTGTGCAATAAGAGGTCTTGCATATGTGCCTGCTGTTAGTCCAGTTACAGTTAGGATTGTTCCACTTGCATTTGCAAGAATAATTTTTCCATCTGCAACACTACCATTTGATTCTGCAAGGTTTGTTGCATAAATTTCAATCTTTCCGTCAACTGCGGCTGCAGTAACACCATCAATACTTGCACTGTTAATACTAGTTGCAAGAGCTGCTACAGTTGTTCCACTTAGTGTAACTGTTGCTGTGTTAATAGTAATCGTGTTACCATTTACAAGAGTGCCGTTTGCTACTGTACCAGCAATTGTTGGATGTGCAACCATCCATGTACTGCTTCCTACTAGTACCCAAGCATTACTACGATTTTTGTAGTACACAGGATTACTAGTATTTGTAGCAACCAGTGCATAATCGCCTATTGCGCCAATTGATGTTTTGGGAACACCACCAGTTAACTCTGTGGTGCTTGTAAGTACTGTTGGAACTTTGTTAGTAAACACGCCTGTGCTTTGATTCCATTCAAAAATACCCCAGCGTGTATCTGTACTCATATCCCACCAAACTGTACCGTTTGTTGGATTACCCAGTGGACGGCTTGTACTACTTGCTAGTTGTGCAAGGTCAATGTCTGCACGGGTAACATACGCTCTGTTGCTAACACCAAGTAAACTGTATGCAGCCAACAAGCCATATTCATTAAGTTCGTAACCGTTAATTGGTGTACCACTTGCTGTGTTGTAAAATGTTGGATTACCAAAGGTTGCTGTAAGTTCTCTCTGACTTCCAATTAAAAATGTCTTACCAGCATTTGCTGCGGTTGTTCCTGCCGCTGTGCCTGTGCCAGTGCCACTTGTTTTATCTTGTGCAGTTGCAACAACAATCGCTGCTACTGTTCCTGCTGCTGATGGAGCATAGTTACTTTCGTC